GATAAAAAGTTATCATAATAGACATATTGTTGTTGGTTAAACATCAAAGATTTCTTCTAATTTTTCTGGATTACAACTAATTGTAGGTATAGGATTTGACATGTCATTTTTTCTAAATTCTTCCTTTATTCCTGACCCAAAATAATTAAAATTAATTGTCACCCTAAAAGGTGCATTAGTAGGGGATGAGCTTGAATGTGTTGCAGTTGCATCAAACAATAATAATCTATTTTCTATTGCTTCAATTTCAGTACCATCTGCCATAGTCGTGGGAGCATCACAAGTTGTTAAATAAAACAAAGCTCCTTGATGTTTAAAGGGTGCATCTATATGTTTTGCATGATGCTCTACTTTTCCAGTTTTGCTTGGGAAATATAAATTAGATTTAATTCTAAACAAACTTTCTACATGTAATTTAGAAGTTATTAGTTGAAATGGATGTGTGTTAATGTTTTCTTGCCAACCATTGTGATAACTATGGTAAATCATAGTAGCAAAATACATATCATCATTGCTTTCATCATGAGCATTTATTCTTGCACCCAAAGTCCAAGGAAATCCTCCACCAGGACCTAGATATTGCTTTATTACTCCATACTCTTCTGCATTGAGAAAGTTGTCATAAACTACATAGTACATAGCATCTCCTATTTAAAGTTCGGGCCGTGTGTCCAACAAACTAAACTATATCTTGTGCCTTTTGTTACTGGTACTACGCCATGTTTCATATATGATGGAAAGAATATAGCAGTGCCTTGTTCCAAAGAATCCTCTACATTAAACTTATCTACATCGTCTGGAAATTGAAATGTGCCACCTTCATAATGTTCTGGTGATGTTAATTGTATAGAAACAGACAGTTTTCTAACTGTGTCGTGATCACTAACGTCATCATAAATGCCATCTTCGTGAGGCTTGTAAAATCCTTGATTACTTTCATCGTACTTCGTTATTTGAAAAGGCTCAGGGTCACCTAAATTAAAATTATAAAAGTCAGTATTTACTTTGTGTATCAATTGCATTACTGGAATATATATATCTAAATGCCTAATAGTACCACTTAACCAACATACTTGGCTTTGTCTCACAGAATTAGTTTTGTCTGGCTGCCCAGTGTAAGCCTTTTCAAAATTATGCTTGGCTCTATCAATGATTGTATTACAAAGGTCTGCACTTAAAGCTTTTTTAGCTACAATTATGTTTCTTTTCATTTCATGCTCATATGACTGGTTCTGTATACAAATTAGTTCTTTGGTCATAAGAGTGCTCGGGGTAGTGTTGACCTTCCTTCTCTATGTAATGTAAAAATACTTGTGTGTGATATTCATAATCAAGTTCATGTCTCCAATGCTCTTGATCACAACCTTTATATATAACTGCTTGACCCACTTCTGTTTGAAACTTTTTGTCATCTACAAAAATTGCCCAGTCATGCTTACCACTACCACCTAAATTAAGAGTGACACTCACTTCACACGAAGGTCTATCCTTGTGAGGTGGGCAATCTTGACCTTTGAAATACCTTCTCCAAAAAGAATATGTAGGTACTAAGTCTTTACCATAAGCTTTTTCAATCTTTGGCTTGATATAGTGCAAAACATTTTCCATAGGGGCATCTGCATACATTTGAACAGTGTCGCAGAACATTTCTTTAAGTTCAGGCTCTCTTCGAACAAACTTATGTTCTATCAAATAATCTATATGATTTATGAGCAAATCAACTTGCGATTCTGTCAAACAATCTACTATTTTATTCATGATGCCTCATCCTCATAAATAAAATATATAGAGTTTTAAAAATTTGTAAAACTTTTTTTCACATTTTTTTTGGGTTTAATTTGGTGTGCCCCAAGGGAATGTTGGATTTCCATCACTATCTTCTTTAGGTGCTGACCCAGAAACTTTTTCTTGAAATTCTATATCGCCTTCTATTCCAGTTTTTACATCTGCCAGAATATCAGCGTTTACTCTACTTTGTACCCACGATATAACATTCGCTTCAGTTACTGAGGAATAAGCAGTAAAATTACTCTCAACATTATCTACATCCATATCCAAATCGAAACCACCACTAGCAGTTATACTAGGCGTTGTCTCGCTTTGTCCTGTTAGGGTGGCATTTACTCTAATTATTGCATCAGAATATGTTGTGCCATCCTTAGTGATATCTTTTGTTGATAATAAATCTATTGACCATGTATATGTCGCCATTTTAATTTTCCCTAACTCTGTACAGTTCCTGCAACTGTACCATTATTTGTAAATGTAAAGCTTATAGGCGAAGCTCTTTCAACTGCTAATCCAGCCGCTCCTCCTGATCCCCCACCACCACCAGATGAGCCTGATGTTGTGGAAGGTGTTCCAGTTGACCCAGTGCTTCCAGTAGCTCCAGATTGACCATAACCTCCACCAGTTCCACCAGTGCCACCATTACCACCATTACCAGCAGTACTAGGCGACCCTCCTCCACCAGAATTTCCTGGATCTCCTCCTGGTTGGTTATTATAGCCTCTGCCTAATCCTCCAGCACCTCCAGCACCTCCATTTCCACCAGTGGCAGTAGTTTGTTGTTGTTGTGGGAAAGTTCTATATATACGCCAAGTATGACCTATTGTGTTTGGGTTGTTGTCATCATAATATGCTTGTTGACTAACAAACGGCCCTCTTCCATAGGTATATTGACCTTGTGTTATGGAGGTTACAGTATAGAAGTTTGGTGTAGAGTTTTCAGATACTCTTGGTGCGGTTGGACTAGTTCTTCCATACCATACTCGTGCTTGCATTGGATTAGTATTGCTAGGACGAGTTGTCACTCGCCAGTAGCTAACCCCTATACCTTGTACAGTTGAGTAATATAAATGCGGACCTTGTTGTCCAGTGGTTTGCTGTTGTTGGGAAAGGTTACCACCAACACCTCCACCACCTCCACCTCCTGCACCCCCACCTCCTGCTAATATGCTTCCATTATTAACAAAAGTAGTTGCACTAGCGATTTTTATAGCGTCACCACCTGCTGATCCCGAAGAGCCTGTGCCACTGTTTGCTCCTCCTCCTCCACCTCCACTTCCTCCAGCACCAATTATAGTTCCATTGTTAGTTACAGTAATTGTTCCAGATGCACCACTGTCTATCTCTAAAGCATATTCAGAAGTGTTATTTGTGCCTAATGTTACTGAAGAAGGAATTACTATTTCTTTAGGGTAATCAACTGCATAATCATTTCCAAATAGAGATGAGGCGTTTTGATCTGTTCCTGACGAACTATATGTAAACTTAAAACCCTTGGCAGTTCCATAGTAATCACTTAATTGCAATTCACCACTTGTAGGAACATCTGCGGCCAGATTTACGCCTGTGTTATTAGGTGCTTTTGATCTTATATTTGATCCACCTCTATATAAACTACCAATTGGTACTGAGCCAGACCCTCCTATAAATTCAGTTCTTAAATCTGAAAATTTTACTTGTCCAGAAGGAGTAATTGCCATTTAATTACCTCTTAAATCGTTTATTTCTTGCTTCAGTTCTTTGACTGACTCAATTAACAGACCTATAATTTGGTCATACTGTACAGTCTTATATGCTACACCATCATCCATCTTCAATGGCAACTCTTTTTCACTTACTGCACTTGGTAGAACCTTCTCAACTTCTTGTGCAATAACACCTGCTGATTTCTTGCCATCAGCTTTGTATGTGAATGTGTAGCCATTTAGCTGACTTACTTTGTCTGTAGCATTTTCAATCTTCTCAATGTCTGTCTTCAGTCTTTCGTCTGATATAGTTGTTGAGAAAGCAATAACGTCACCATCTGCATGGAAGTCACCATCTGATTCCATACGAAATTCATTGCTATTGTTGATGTAAAAATCAATTTGGCTTGAACCAATTACAATTTTATCTTGGTCACTACTGCCTTCAAATGTTCCACTTGATGACTGCACATTACCTGTTACAGAAATTCCATCAGACTTTGTTTTGAGTTTTGAACTACCATAATGATATAAAACTACCTCTCCTGTAGAACCATCTGCTTGAAAGTATGTAGTTGTTCCTCCAGCACTATCGTCAGATTCTATAATAACATCTAAGTCATTATTTTTTTGTCTAATGAATAAATTTCCAGCACCATTTGAATCTATATAGCTTTGATTACTAGAGTGGTATAGTCTTAAATCATCGCCTGTTCCTATCCGCAACTCATCATCATCTTGCATATCAATGTTGCCACCCATTGTGAGTGTGCCACTTATGTTACCTGCACCATTGATATCTAAGGTAGTCGCTTCAAGTTCACCACCGATAAGCACACCATCTGACTTGGTGTTAAGTTTTAAGTCACCACTATATCTTAAGTTAACTGCACCTGCATCGTTAAATTCAGCAAGAGAAGTGCCATCTGTTGCATCAAATTCTATATTTGTTCCTTGTATAACTAATGCACCAGTACCTTGTTCATATATATGACTTTTACCAGTAGCAGAATCATGGTAAATTTGTAAGTCACTACCTGCACCAAATACTGCCTTCACGCTATCAGAAAAGGACAAGTCACCTGATGTTTTGGTATCTGCTACATCACTTCGTAGAAACTGTGTACTGTCAAGACTGTCAAGTTGGTTTGCATTTGATGCTGTGCCTGTTAGTGAGGCAGTAATTGTTCCAGCACTTAAATTAGCAAAAGCGTCTGTTACCGCTGCAGTAGCTCCACCACCATCAAGAGAAACTGCTTTAGTTTGTCCAGTTGGAATAGTGACATTTGATCCACTACCTTGTGATATGTTTATAGACTGACCACCAGTTGTAGCGTTTTCTATAAATTGCAATCTTGATACCGTATTTGGAGCTATAGTTAATGTTCTTGTCGCAGTTAATGTTGCTGACGATGTAACTTTAAAATACATCGCTCTGGCTGGATCACTTGCTCCATCTGCCACAGTGGTTGTAGCGTTTGCATCTGTAGTAAAACAATCTTGAGTGCCATAGCTTAAACCTTCACCTATCAACTCTAAGTTAAGGTTTGTTATAGTTCCCCAAGTACCACTAGCATCGCCAGTGCCTAATTCATTAAGTCTAAGATCATTAACGTATGTGCTTGCCATTTTAGTCTATCCTTACAATTGCTGAAGCTCCTGCTGCTGGAAATACAATTCTAAATGTTCCACTTGATACTGTGAAGTCACCTCCAAAGTCCAATATTGCTATCGCTTTGTCACCATTAGTGCTATTGTATATTAATGCACCTCTTGCAGTAAAGCTTGCACTTGTCCATGTTGGGTCATCAGCATCGAAGTATGCAGTAGTTCCAGATGTGTTCACTTCTTGGTTTGCAAGTGTTACGCCACCAGCAGTGTAGCCAGTTCCAGTTATTTCGTTTGATGTTGTGTATGCAGTTGTTGCCGCACCTAGTGTAGCAGAACTACTATAAAGAGCTATCTTGATAGTATCTGACGCCAGATTGTGACCCTCTTGCAATATTTCTGACTTAAAAGAAGTCGCCATTGCTTGTGTAATTGCCATTTGTTAAATACCTCCTTCGTATTCTGCTCTATAATTACGTTGCATCTCTTGTTGGAATAAAGCTATTGCTTCATCAAACTGAGCTTTATACAAGTTTACACTATCGGGTGCCTTTAGAAAAGCAGAACTTTCATATAGGCAAGCTGACAATAAAACTTGCTCTGCATTATCTCCTATCCAATTGTTAGCATTGGTAGTTGATAATCCTGTTTCTAGACCTACAAAATCTACCTCATAAGCAAGTGTTGCTGAAGGTACTGGGCCCAGTAATATTGTTATTCCATTAGTATCTGCATCTTTTGTGGCATACATAAATGGCGTTCCTTGAGTGGATGCATTTGGAACATAGTCTCTTAAGTATGAATCTAATCTATGTTTTAGATATATTACATCATTATCTGTTTTGGTCACTGAAACTTGCCTAATCATCCTCGCATTGGCAACAGAATACTCTGCAGTGCCTATGACTAGGTTACTAGACTGCTTTTGTCTGTAACAAGGCAAACTAGGCAATCTAGCAAATATCATAGCCTCAGCTTGTGTTATTATGTCTGGTATAGAGCTTTGGAACTCTGTACTATCATCTTCCATAAAATTTTGTATATCTGCTACTAAGTTTGTATAATTCATTTAATTACCCCATGTATCATCATTCCATGACCCTTGACCCCAACCTGGATTAATTCCCACATTACCAATTCCACCAGCTCCTGCAAGACCAGTTTCATTTGTTTCAATCTCCAAACCAAAAGTACCAATTGCAGTAGTTCCTGTTACAGATGTAATATCTACTACAAATGAAGCTTGAGACACACCTAATGTTGCTGTTCCTGCTAATCCACTTGGATTTACATCTGTTTCTAAACTCTCTGTACCTATTGCACCAGTTCCAGCAGTGCCTGTGACGTCAATATTTCCTTGCACAATAATACTACCTAGAGCACCAGTTCCTGAGACACCAGTTTGTGGGTTCGGGCCGTTGAATATATCAGTAGTCGCAGTACCCACTACTCCAGTTCCAACTATCTCTGGATCTCCACCATACTGACCATAGCCCCAATACTGTTCACCAAATCCAGTGTCGTTAGCCTCTATAACTTGTGATTCTGCTTCTTCAGTTCCTGTTCCAATATCACCAAGAACTCCTACACCTTGAACTGTCAGATTAAGAGTTCCATCCCCTTCTTCACCAAATGTACCTATTGCACTTGTTGCCACAACGCCAGTAACATCAATGCTCGCATTGTTATCTACGCTACCAAGTGCCCCAGTACCCACCTGACCAGTCAATGCTCCAGTCTGAGTGTCGAAACTCTCATCTCCAGTAGTACCAGTTCCAGACACACCAGTCTGATCAAATACATAATCATAATTAAGTGTGTTAGTTCCTATAGCACCAGTTGATGTAGTTCCAGTTGTATTTACACCAAGAGCCACATCACCAACTGCTCCAGTTCCAGATGTTCCAGTTTCATTTACATCTGCTTGGTCTTCTGCGACTGCAGTTCCTGCAGCTCCAGTTGCAGACACACCTGTAACTTCAAATCCATATGCGAATGCACCAATGTTTGCAGTTCCTGCAAGACCAGTGACTGGCTCGTTTAGGCTTATGCCTACAAAACCTATCGACCCTAAACCTTTAATACCAACGCCATTTTGAGAACGCTGAACCCTTGAGGCAAATATATCTTGAGTAAAACCCAAAAATATATCTACATTTTCTGGATCGTTATCTACTCTTGGTTGAAATAATGCAGTTGCATCTACTACATTTTTTGCTGGGGTCAGTTGTGGGTGTTTCGGCTCCCATTCGCTAGGCTCAACTCGCAATCCATCCCAAGTTGTCTTAAGATCAGTGTACTTGACCTTAAAGCCACTTCTATCGCTTATCGCTACAGATTTTTTGCCACTAGCTAATTTCGCCATTATGTCATATTCAACGCAGTTGGCTGAACCCTCAAGCTTACGCCATCATTATCACTTGATGCCGCAAAGTTAAAAGACCTCTCATACATTTCGTTTAATAACTGGAATTTTTCTGGTGCATATTTCATGGCTAGTTTAGAAGCTAATCCTGCACATATAGTGTCATTCCATCTATAAGGTATGTCTGCATCTTGATTAGATAAAGTTACGTCTTCTAGTTGGTTCATAGCCCAATAAACCATAGAATATGTAGATGTATTAGGTACTGCCCAAAAGTAAACTACTGGCGTGTATTGTCTATCTATCATATATTGACTTGGCTTGCCTTCGCTATCCTTATTAGGTAATTGGTTGTAATCTTGTATCGTAATTCTATTTATTATCTGATCTGTGCCACTTGAGCTATCTCTTATAACTGCATCCAATATATCTATAGTTCCTACTGGTAGTGTATAACTTGTAGTTCCATTAACTAAAGGCAAGGTGTTTTGTGATAAAGTCCAATAGTTTATGCCCCTATTAGCAAACTCAGAAAACAATAAGTTTATGCTTCTTCTTGCAGATATAGCTTGATCACCAGTTCTTGTCTGTACATCAACACCACAACGCTCAAAAGCCTCAGTGATTATTTCTTCTACGTTAGGTCTGAATGCAACAGTTCCAGAAGTTGCCATATTTAAGCTCCATCATTTTGTATATATATAATATCTAATCCAGCAGAAACTGCCAAGTCTGCATTTGATGAACTCGCTATTGCCCTAACTTCAATGTCTGTTTTCTCTTCGTATTTTCTTGGGTATGTAAAGGTTTTGTGTATTATATCTTGTGATAATGCAAATTTATCTTGAACATTAAATACGCCACCTAATGGTTTAGCTACTAAGGATACTGTTCCATACTTATTAGCCACTTCTGTATTCATTGTTATGTCTATTTGGTGCAAATAAGCAGTATACCCCCTTGGTACAGTCCAAGTACACATAAGTGTTTGGTTGTCACCTATAGCTATAGTAGCATACTTGTTTGCAGGCACACCAGAACTAATTGTGCCAGTTCCTGCATATATAACACCTGCATTTTGACCACCACTACCTGCAGATATTACCTTCATTCTATTTACTCTAATAAATTGATTACTTGTAGTTACTGCGGTTTGCCCTGCCAAAACGATGGTTTCAGTTATTTCATCATAGTTTGCATCGAGACCTGAAACTTCAACTTGTCTGGCACCAGTTTGTGTGACTGCATCGTCAAGTGAACTACTCGATACCTTGAGAGCAGTCGCTGTTTCTAAATAAGAATATAAACCACCTTGTGCCCATACTGTTTCTAACGCATCATCTATGTCAGGATTAAAACCAAATTTAAAGTTAGATTTGTGAAACGATATTTGATTACGAGCTACTTGAAGATAAAATGGCTCAGTAGTTCCAACCCTACTAATTGAAGATACTTGAGCCATATTTATTCTCCTTAATACTCTTTAGCTACCCTTAAGACTACTTGATAGGCATCACCCGCTGCAGCAGACCCAGTTGTTGTGAACTTTATGTCCCCAGTTGGGCTTGTGCCATATGTAGAGCTTGAGGGTAATCCCCCAAACTTTTCAAAGTTGTGATATCCTTGTTGGCTTTCTGCTAAGTGCATGACAATAACATCTGTGGTAGCATCTGCTAACACTTCTACTGTCAATCCCTCAATAATCCACCAACATTCAAGTATTCTTACGCCTGTGCATGTGTCACCATTGGCGTTATTAACCAAAGACGATACATCAATCTTCGTAACTGCACTTTCATTGCCAGTATCGACATACTGATATTGGAAAGCGAACACAGCCTCACGAGGGTTATCAGCTATCGTAGTTGTTGTTACGATATCAGCCATTGTTACCCCCTAATTAGCTTAATGCGGCGCCTACTGCAGTTACCCAAGCAGAACCTGTGTTAATTACTAAGCAATACTCATCATCGCCAGCACCATTGTCATTAATTATATAAACTGTTCCTTCAGCAGTATCGGCTGCGGTAGGTAAATCAGCAGTTGCTACTACTGGATATTCAAAACCATTGTTGGACTTCACGGGTCCTGTAAAAGTTGATCGAGCCATATTATTCTCCTTGTCGTGGCTAGTGTCTGCTTATGCAGTCAAGGTTAATAGTAAAAGGAGAGGAGACTAGCCCCTCTCCAAGTGCGAGGTTCTTATGCTGCACCTTCTGTACCAAAAACACCACGCCAATCAGTGAAACCAAAAGAATATCTTTCTCTCACTTTATAACGAATGTTTCCAGTCTCAAAGTCGCCTTCCATGCCCTTTTTCATTGGGCTTCTTTGGAACATCTTAAGTCCATCAGGAACATCAGTCTTAACAAAAAATGCATCACTATCTGTTAATCTTCTCATCACATGATAGCCTTGTGGTAAGTATCCACCAGACTTGATAGCGTTGAGATCGTTATCAGCAGTTCCTGTTCTTAACTGGCTCTCAAGCAATCTTTCAGCTACAAAAGTATAAGCAGTTGGGATAATAAGCATTGTGCCTTGTGCAGCAATTCTTAATCCTCTGTCATCCTTCATATCTGCAATGTTTATCAAGATGCTCTCTAAAGAAGTCTCTGATAAATCAGCTGCAGTAGCTAAAGTGTTACTTTGGTTACCATTTTGAGTTGGGTGAGTTGTACTTAAAAGTGTAGTACCATCTCCACCATTTGTTGAAGTTGCGTTATTTAAAACATTTGCTGCTTTGA